AGACTATCAAATTCTGCTTCACCATCAGAGCTTACAATTCCACCTCTACCTTGTAGACCATGTATAAATTTTGCGCCAAAATAGGTGTTTCCTATAAGATTTGAGTCTCCCTTTACAGTATCATCACCATTTATGATTTGTGAGCCAAGAATAGAAGATATAACCTCCTTTACATTGCCACCATCAGTTCCTATGAGCTGTGAGCCAGCAACGGTCAATACAGACAAAACTTGCAGCTCTTCAGCCGTAAGTTTATGATCAGTCGTATCATCACCTGTCTTTGACAAAAATGAGCTGACGATTTCATAAAGTAAGTGCCCTACACGCTGGGCAGAATTAAGCCCTTGTTCAGTTTCCTCACGAACTATGGTCGCCAGCTCTAAGAGTTTTTCTCTTGTGAGCATATTATTCTCCTATTTTTCGTATTACAATGGAATTTGTCGGAATTAATCCTGGTTTGTTTCTTTGTCGATAATACTGCGGAAATTTATCCCGTATAAAGTCCTTTACTTCGTTGAGAAACCCATTTGCAGCAGTAAGAGCATTATTATAGCAATCTGACCGTTCTTTCGACGAAATATGTGAGGAATAGGAGTTATCTTTAATAACTACCCCAGCACGTGTTAATTGGAAATCTCCGTCCATAACATATTGGGCGTATACAAAGTAGCTAATGGCCATCTTGAGTCCACTTAACATGTGAAAATCATCTCGTTTATCCGTATACTCGCCACCATTAAGAAGTATCTCCAAATTTTCATCTTTATCACTTTGCTCATTGTCCAAATACTCCAACACCTTAGCAAATAGCTTATCACCGAGAGTTGGCTTTACATTCAACCTCTCAGTTTCATATATGTATGAAAGGAGCTTATCTTCATCGACCTTACTGCTAATTGGACGACCAAGGTCTCTTATTTCTGCTGTAGTTACAATATGTTTCATTAGGCTTTACTGTGACGGTCTTTATCGTCGGTACTCTCATTGGATATGTGCTTAACTGGAAGGATTGAATAATCTTCGGAGGGACACACTGGTTTCCCGTCATTATCTCTCATATCCCATTTTGAGAACACCTTAGCAAAAACTCGGGAGATTTCCTTTCGTTCTTTCTCCACGTAAGAGTTATAGTAAGCAAATGCATCATTGATAGTAGTGCCACTGAATCCGAGCTTTCCAATACGAATACAATAAAATGGTTCCTGTCCAAATGCAGCATAAATACGCTCTACTGTAGAAGTTTCCGTCACCGTAAACTTAGAGTCAAAATTTTGTGACTCAAGTTTTTCAAATTTAGGAATATCTTCTTCAGCGTTTACGGTAACATCCATAATGGAACAGGCATTGGTATCTCCTTGGAATATATCGAGGTTCTGAGAGAATTCTTCTCCACCATCATTGTTTTTTGCCTCAAGTCCAGTTGTTGGATCTATACCTAATGAGACTGCCTTCTTATGAATAAGCATACCTGCAACAAGAAAGTTGTTTCTTACATTTCGGTATTTCACATTATCAATACCGTCGTCGGTTGAAAGAGCTGTAACTATCTTGTCGTATTTAGGCTTTGGATATACGAAGCGACCATCCATAGAGTACCAAAGAACCTGCCCTTGGTATTTATCAATGCCACCACACGTCTCTATTTGGTCAAGAATAACCTCCTGATTGGTGTTGAAGACAAAGAATTCCCTTACATTTGCGTCTGTTATTTCGATACGCTTACCATTTCTCGTTTTCTTTCCCGTCCAATCGGGATGATACTTGATATGTGCAACCCTACCAAGATCATCTTCCTCTTCAAGACGACACCCTTCAAATAACATATGCTGTATTTCCACGATTTCACCCATCATATTGTAATTAACATGAAGGGCAAAACCATGAAAATGGGCGAGGTCTACGGCAATAAGATGAAGAATGTCGGAAACTGTATCTCCATGCCTATTGCAGACGAAATCACCGAAAAACTTATCCTTCAGCCCATCACCTTCTATGAATCTCTCGTAAAGTTCACAACACGTTCCGCCCGTCGGACTATTTAAAATCAATGATAGCATACGTTGCGGATACAAATTATCCTTACCGTATGACTGGATGTTCATCGACGATATATAGTGCGTATCAAAGCGTCTATGTGCTCGCTTTACGTTATTTATATTCATATCAGTGTTTTAACTTATGATAGAGTTTCTCGGAGTCCATATACTACATTTACTTTGCAGTATCGCCAGTCTTCTGCTCTTTTGCAGCTTTCTTTGCAGGAATTTCACTACCAGCGCTCTGTGCATCAGAGAGAGCTTTCTTTAGTGTTTCAACTTGTTTCAAAAGCTCTTCATTGTCATTAATAAGTGATTCCTTTGCCTCTGCGAGAGCCTCCTTTTCAGAAGTGAGAGCCTCATTCTTTGTGGTCAACTCAGCAATTTTGTCATTGAGTTCTTTTGTGGAGCCCTCAACAACAGCCTTTTCCTCGTTCAAAGTCGAAATCTTCGCCTCCAACTCTTCGTTTTTCTTCTGTTCGTTGGCAAGGTCACTGTTGGCAGTTTCGAGAGCGGACTTAAGACTCTCGATGTTTACCTGCAATTCCTCATTACTTTTTGGCTCTGCTGATGCTTTCTCTGCAAGTAAAGTCTTACGGGCATCACAGAGCTCTTTGTAATTTTCAGGATACTTTGCAAAGAGGTCCAAACGGTTCGCATTCTCATTGAGAGCGTCCATAGCAATCTCGTCAGTAAGATTTGCATTGGTGAAGACCTGCCCATTGAGAGCATGGAGAAGAACACCATTCAACAGTATGAATTTCTTTTCTTTTGGCATAATTCCTTCTTTTTTTAGTTTTGAATAAATTAATATATAGGCGTCTCTGTAGCAATTACTGCATGAAGTATTCTTGATTTGTTCTCCAAACAGAAACGCATACGTATCTTTAATAAAAAGCCTGTCAGTAGATGAGAAGCCGTCGTCATAACGCCCCCTCATCTCTAACAGTACAGCCATTGTTTCACTAAATGTTAACATTGGCAGAGTTCTTTAACCTCCAGGTACAACACTTGGGGTGGTACCACTCAATGAAGCCAGCACCTTTCGGGTTTTATCTTCATCTGTATCCCAAAGGAACAAGCCAGATGATGGAGCCTGCTGTTCCTGCAAGGTAACACTCCAACCGCCATCGGTATCATCCGAGTTCAGATCCCGTGTAGATGCCGTCAGTTTAAGTCCTTGTTCGAAGCCATAAACTTCAAAAAGATTCTTACTGCCTGCACCAGCAAACTTATTTTCAAGGACAACAACGAATTTACCATTCGCCAACTTGTCAATGATGTCATGAGATACTTCTGGACCACTGTTGAGGATTACGAACGCAACGGTCTTATTCCATTTTGTCCTATAAGTACCTACAGCAGCTTCGATAGTCGTACCATTGAAAGGTGAGCCTTCCGGTACGATAATCTTGTATCCCTTTGCACCAGTGGCGAGAGCGAGAGCTGTAATCGAGTTCCCTGTGCGATTGCACTTGCCTTTGACTACATCGGCATAATTCATGATGTAGCCAGTAGTCTGGAGACCTTTCTCAGACATGTTTGTGCAATCGAACTCGATATCCTTAACTAATTTGAAATCGCATTCAGCCATTTTACAAAAGTTTTATTGGTTAGTAAGCGGCTTGGATCAGTGCGTCTTCACCTACGAGGGTACCAAGTGTAGAACTTGCGTAGATGAAATTCTTACGCTCCTTGTCGCTAAATGTGAGGCTCAAAGATGCAATCTTGTCGTCGTCCTCAGTTCCAACGAACAAGTTGTTAGGAGAGCAAACAAGAGCGCGATGAGGATTGTTAAGCTTGGTACCATTGTCCTCGTACTTCTTGATCATGCGATCCCAAACATCAAGCACAATCATCTTCACGCCATCATACTCTGTGAGCTTGATACCTGAAGCAATCTGTTTAACACTCATAGTGTACTTACCGTACTTGTCTACGAGGTCATTACGCAACGCCTTGAACAGAGAGTTGGTTGTCATGATACAAGCCTTCTTGTCGTCAAAGATGCGAGAATCAGCATCAGAAAGCAAGTCATCAAAGAGCTGTACAGCATAACCTGAAGCTTTAGCTGCCTGTTTCTGAGCATCGTATGAAGACTCCGTATTGGCTGTAACTTTTGTTCTCTGCTTTTCATTAGCTGTACAGATAGCAAACAACTGCTTCCACAAACCGTCATTAGCAGTAAAGAGCTTAGTATTAACACCTGCGGTAATAATACCACCGCCAGCAATATTTTTTGCGGCAGTGTCACCGAACCATGTGAGACGCCAATACATGTTGTTAAGAGCCTGCTTCAAAAGAGGAATAAGAACGAGGTCCCAATATGGGGTGTCCTGCAAATCTGCACGATCTGTGCCTCCCTTTAATCCATTCTTTCCAATGGTCTCCTCGATATCCTTATAGCAAAGCTCCAATGGAACTTCCCACTCGCCAATTTTCCAAGTCTTCTCTACACCTGTAATAGAGACTTTTTCGTAATGAACGTCACAGCCTGAAGACTTGTAGCCGACATCCTGAATCTTGTCAACATAACCAAGTTTCTTTCCATCTTCTTGCTTTGACTTAGTTGTTACAACGGTATCGAGATCCGGGTCCTGGAAAGTAGATGTGAACATCAACTCACGAAGGTCGGTAATCGCTCCGTTGTCTACAGTAAATTGTTCCCAATTAATCATATTGTATTCCTAATTAAATTAAACATTGGTTGATTAGATGATTATTCCATCTTACGGTTACGCTTCTTCGCATTAGCCTCCTTTGCTTCACGAATCATTCGCTGCGTTTTTGTTTCTTTACCATCACCCTGACCTGGAGTCTTGTGAGCTACGAACGTACGATTTTTAGTAGTAAAGGTAGACTTCATAGAAGTAACCTTATCAAGCCATTTCTTTCCGCCAGCCTTAGCAATGAGTGTGAGAATCTCTCGCTGTTCGTCAGTTGTCTGATTACCCCTTAAGGCAGAAATCTCGTCGTCCTTAGAAGCGATTTGTTTCTTGAAATCATCAATCTGAGCCTGCAGGTTGTCGATGACTGCTTGCTGCTGATCTGGGGTAAGGTCTCCACCCTCATTACCTGGCTCTGAAGGTTCACTATCGTCAACCCGTGTAATGTCGGTAATGACTCCATCCTGCACAATAACGTGAGAACCATCATCCATTACGTAGTCTCCGTCTGGATAAGCGATATCGCCTACCTGTGGGTCTCCATCTTCTCTCTCGACAGTAAATCCATCGCCAGAAGAAGATGTGATGTACTGATCGATGATCTTAATGTCGTTGATGTCTTCAATCTTTTCAACGCCAAACAGCGAGCACACACGCTGTACAGCGTTGGCATCGCACTCAATCTTTCCTTTTGTCATTTCTTTGTTGTTTTTAAATTTGAACTGTTTCTTGCTGTCATTCATTTCAGGGAGTATGGACCCGATAAAACCGAGTGCCATTGCTGTCTGCATATCTATGTAAATATCCTTATCCATCAACTCACTAAGGAGTTTTCTATCAGAACCTGTACGGCTCACGTAAAGATCAAGAAGTTTTCCTGTCTCTACTCGAAGCTGCGAAGCGAGATTTCTCATTTTATCCGCTTGCTGCTCCAGCTCTTCAAAAGTCAATCGTTCGCTCCTCACTTCATACCCTGCAAGGGCGGGGTTGTGAATGCAGATGCTCGCATTGCGATATGCGTATCGCCTCTCTAAAGGTGCCGTCAATAGAATTATCGTGGCAATAGAGGAGCATTTACCCTCGACAGTTGCTGATATTTTCTTATCTGTCTGGCGCAAAGCGTCATAAATGGACCATCCCTCAACACAGTCTCCACCGTCACAGTGGAGACGGATATCAATATCAGGGTCGTCTGGAGACAAATTACTAATGAAGTCGCGAATGTCTGAAAATGTAGTTGAATCAGTGCCTGCTTCCTGCAAAACGAGCTTCTCCTGGTCATCAACTATGTCATTATAGATTTTAAGTACGGCCATAAAACAATAATTTTGTACCAAAATTACAATAACAGCTATACGAAAACAGAAATACGCAAATAAAATAACTGAAAGAGTATTTCAGTAAATACTTGCATGATTGATTAAAAAGAATTATTTTTGCCAAATAAAATAAAAAACATTTATAATTATGAGAAAACTGATAGCTTCATTATTGTTACTTGCTTCCTTGCCGATGGTAGCACAAGAAATCGTCATTGACGACGTACAGAATGGTGTTCGTTCAACTGCTACTGACTTTACAGTATGCCGCAGTGTAACCGACAAAATGGTTCTTTCTGTTGGGATAAACTCTATTATTTCCGAAGAAAAGAAAGATACGACTCTGTATTTAAGCACGAAAATAACCTTTACAAAGCCTTTGGAAATAAACAAAGGAGGAATAATTCTTCTCCAACTCTCTGACGATAGCGTTTTGGAACTTCATGCTGCTACTGCTTCATCTGGAACAGTGAGGGATGTCCATTCAGTAAATGGATTTACATATAGTGACTATAGCATCACGCCATCATTTAAGATTTTGCCAGAACAATTAAACGATATCATTAAGAAGGGCGTAAAGAAAATCAGAATAGAAATTTCTCCGTCATTCTACGATAAGGAATTCAAGAAAGATAAAGTTGATGAGGCGTTGTCTGTCAAAAGAGAACTATTAATGAAAGCCATTGCTAAACCTAAATCAATGAAAGAAGGGTTCTAAAAAGAAGGCGGGCCGACACCTTACATGATGCCAGTCCGCCTTAAAAATGAACTAAACAAGAATATTATTTCAGATCTGCTCCCAGCCTTTTTATGAGAGCATACACTGTTCTGTCTGTTATATTGTATTCATCCGACAGAACGGACGTTACATAAGCAACTTTTTCACCTCTTGCTATCATTTCTTTTGCTTTGTTAAATAGTGGAACAAATTCCACATCACGTACGAGAATATGGTTGTCATTCATAAATTTTACAACAGCCTCATATTTTTCTAAGAATTCAGCTACTATCATAATGTATCGATATTATTAATTATTTCTACTCTTCTCTGACCCTCGTTGATATCTTCCACCGCTACAACTGGGGCAGGAATATTCTCTACACCTTGCACGATTCTATCGGCAAATTCTCCCTGTTGAGAAACGTGGTCATTTATTCTGCTTGCTTCGAATGGTGCATTTCCTCCAATATCTCCAAATGCAGAGGTTATCGGATAGAAGTCCGACCTTTCTGAACTGATGGTTCCATTTGCCAGTCCAAATAGCTCTCGCTGATCACCTTGCGTGAAAGCTCCGGTCTTACCTGTCAATTGCTTGTGCATATTCGACTGTTGTCTTTCGTTGAGGACCATTTCGCCATCATTAACACGTATGGTGACCTGATCCATGCCATTCTTTGTTCCATGCCCATTAACAACACCTCCAGATGCAAACTTTGCTGAGTTTACAGTGGATATGGCTGTCGCAACATTGGCAATCACAGTTGCTACCGTAGTGGCTATAGCTGCAAGGTTAGCAGGGAAAGGAAGAGACGATGCTGAGGCAATACCTGAAGAAATGGCTCTACCTGTATCAATGGCAATCTGTGCAAGAGTCATTATTTTGCTAATCTTTGCAAAAGCCGTATTGCTTTCTCCGATTGCAGCTGTGAGCTTTATAAGAGAATTGGTCACTGTAGCTTCTGCATCGAGTTTTGCTTTTGAACACTCTGCTTCGTAATCATCAATAGCCTTCTTACTTTCAGCATATTTCTGTCTTGCAGCAAGGAGCTCTGCTTGATACTCTTCTTCTGTCTGAGTTTCCATCTGCCCCCTTTCCTGTAACTGCTCAAGATATTCCTCGTCCGCATCTCTTCTTACTTCAAGAATTGCTTCCTGCTCTTCTCTCGTTCGATCTATTTTAAGACTCATCTCGGCTATCTCGTTCTCTACAATCTTCTGCTGCTTCTGCATCTGCTCATTCTGATAAGCATCTTCCGCTTGTGCATCTTCCTGTCGTTGCCTTTCAGTAATATCGGCTTTCTGCTTATTATAATTATCAAGGAGTGCAAGCTCTATATCCTTGCGTTGATTTATTGCATCAAGTTCGAGCTGCGTCTGTCCTTCAAGCTGAGCCTCCTTATAGCTATTTTCTATAGCTGAGATATGCTTCTGCTGCTCCTCTATCTTTTCATCGATTTCGTCGTACTGCTTTCGATAGTTTTCGTCACGCTGTTGCTTTTCAAGTCTGTACCGTTCTTCTGTTCCCTTGTGAGAATTCTTGATACGCAATTCAAGTTCCTTAGCGTCTTCTTCTATTAATTTGTTATATCGCTCCATATACAGAGCTTCGAGCTTCTCGTCTTTTTCTTTTTCAAGTGCAAGTATCTTGTTATTGATAGCTTCTTTCGCATTTACCGTGAGTTTTTTATCCTCGTCCAGTTTCTTTCTAAGGTCTCCAATCTGCTTTCTATATTGCACAAGAACCTCTGCTCGTTGTCGCTCAAGGTTATCTGAGATTAGCTTAGTTAGCGATTCCTGACCCTCTTGAACAATACGATTCATTTCCTCTTGATGACGCTTCTCTTCGTTTTCTTTTTGCTTATTATCAGTCTTTTTGGTTTTAGTTTTTTTCTTGTCTTTCTTCTTAGTGGGCTTTCCACCACCTCCTCCACCTCCAGTGCTTGGTCCAGATGTTGTGGCTACCTCTTGTTTGGGTTTTGCTTTAGGCTTTGGCTTCGACTGTCCATTCTGTTTTTTCGGAGGATTTTGCAGAGATTTTGCTTCACTCTTTACTGTTTTAACAACATTACTAACACCATTCTTAACGTTGTCCCATGTCTTCTTATAATAATTCTGCACAGCACTTGTAACTTGTGAGATTCCATTTTTCATTGCCGTGAAATCTAAAGTGAACAAGCCTTTGAGAGCAGTACCAACTCCACTTATAACACCTATCAGAGCCCCAAATGAATTTGCAATGTTCTTTACAACAATCTTTATTACTTCCCATGCTGCCGTAAATGACACTTTCATATATGAAATTGCAGACCTCACCAGCATAGAGTTATTATATAGATTAACCATCCATTTTATCGCTCCAGCAATAGCATTGACTAATAGTTGTAAACCTGTTTTTATAAGATTCCCAATCGTAGCCTTAAACGATCTGAACTCCTCGCTGCTTGAAGTCAGCATCTCGTCAAGCTGCATAAATAACTCTAAAGCAAGAGATATGATAGCCGTAAGAATAAACGTCTTCATTGCTGCATTTGCAGTTCTTACAAACCCCTGTACTGCAACCTTGGCAGTAATCATTCCTTTTTGCCATGCAGACCCAGAAGCGTATGCTGCTGCTGTTTCTGTAGCTTTTATTTCGGCAGTCTTGGCTTTATGGAGAGCTTTTTCTGTTTCTCCGAGATGAGCTTTCTGTATTGTTAGTTTGTTTTCTATGAGTCCTCTTTCCTCTGCTGACGCCGTTTCAAGTTGTCTTTTAAGAGTTTCCACATTTCTGCGTTGTGTTACTTCCTGCTGTGCGAGAGTATTCACATTTGCCGTTGCACGTTCAGCATTTGCAATCACAGAGGAACTTGATAAAGTTGCAGATTCTCTGATATGCTGCACAATCTTCACAAGGGAGAAAGCTGCAAGGATAGAACCTACGACATGAGCAAGTTCCTCAAAATTGTCGCGCACATAAGTTATTCCTGCCGTAATAGCATCAAGTGGTCCTGTCATATTCCCAGAGGCGCTATCAAATATAGTAATCAACAAACTTTCGAAAGCTGACTTAAGAGAGTCAATTGAGACCGTTACGTTAGAGTAGCTTTGCTGGAACATCCTATCCGTAGTACCGGCAGCATCAGAAACTGTTACAAGTTTTTTCTCCAGTCCATCGAGGCTATTCAGAAGTGTTAATGCTGACGGAGCTGCAAGTCGGCCGAAGACATCTCCAAGGTCACGCATTGAAGTCTTAGATTCCATGATACCACTTTCCTTCAACTTTATAAGCGTTTTGGTAAGTCCTTCTGTCCTCACGGTGTTCTGATCGATATGTATTCCATACTTATCAAAGACTGCAATCTGAGCCTTTGTTGGAGAGGTTAAGCCCATTATAATCTGCTTGAGCATCGTGCCTGCCTGTGCGCCTTTAACATTGTTATCGGCAAGAACACCGAGGGCTGCATTCGTTTCCTCGAAGGAAATACCCAAAGCATACGATATAGGAGCTGTATTCTGCATCGCCTCATTCAGTCCAAGTATATTCGTAGCAGAGTTAGCTGCTGTTTTCGACATCACGTCACTTACCCTATTTGCCTGATCTACTCCCAGATGGAATGAATTTAGCATGTTCGTGGTTATATCAGCTGCATCACCCAGTCCTATGACATTTGCTTGTGCAAGGTGAAGTGTACTCTCCAAAACAGAGGTGGCATCAGACGCCGAAAGTCCATTTCTTGTTAGATTCTCCATAGCCTCTCCAGCTTCCGAAGCCGTATACCGAGTAGAACCTCCAAGACGAAGAGCCTCATCACGCATCATCTTAAATTCTTCAGTAGTGGCATTTGTTACAGCTTGAACTTTTGCCATTTGATCATTGAAAGCACGACCCACTTCCATTACCTGTTGTGAAAGTCCGGCAAAGCTCATTCCTCCAAAAACACCTGCAATAACTCCACCAAGGTTTCGCACACGTACGCCAAGAGCATCAAGAGAATTTGCTGCATCTTTGTAGTTTCCCACATTACGATAAAATCGCTGTGTAGCAAACTCCGCCTCTTTCAGTTCTGTTGTTACAGAGTTTATTTTATTTTTCAGCTCCGTCCCATGAGCACTTGATCGTTCAGCCTTACTGAGATTGTCGTACTCTTGCGTCAGTGAAGCCAAGCGTGCCCTTAGCTGCACTAAAGAACCATTCTGCTCTTGCTGTGCCTTCATCTGATTTGTCATTTGCCTTGTAAGCATCATACTTGCATTCTGCTGCATACGGATATACTGCTGCGAAGCTGACAAAGACTTGTTATACTCCTCTCTGCTTATCAATCCGTCTTTCAACTGCTGTTTGAGTGACTTCTCCGCCTCTCGTGCGTCTTGAATATTTCTCTGATACTCGGACATCTTCTTGATGGCATCGTCATATTTGACTTTAATCTCGAGTATCTTAGTTACCGCTTCATTACTCATTGTTGTTTGCTTTAATTAGACTGTTTGGTATTTTAAGAAGTTGAACTGTACATTTACCGTCAGACTTTCTTTTTATGCTCTGTATTCCGAAATAACTTCCATATTGTCGGAGATACACAGGAACACTCATATCAAGGTTCCCAAGGGAGAATTCGTCAAGCTCCATATTGTCAGTTACCACATACGGGTGCTTAAGCATTTCCGAAAAGACCTTATACCGAGTATCCATAAGTCCTCCTTTACTTCGGAAGGACAACTCTTCAAATGTAAGATAATCAAGTGAAGAATGTTCTGTTGTATCGGTTGTGTTCTCAACAGCTTCATTCTTGTGTCGAACTCCTATTCGTGGTTTACATTCTTTGAAAACAAATCCCTCGACCTCCTTTGCATAAGAGGCATATTGTAGATAACCCGTACCCTTTAGTTTGACGTAATTAATAACCTTTCCTGATTCATAGAGAGGAACTTTGGCCATGCCTCTATCTGTATCGCATCCCTCAAATGGTAGAGTAAACACATCATTTTCCGTATTCAGGTATGGATCCTTGATTTCGAAGCTACCAGAATACTTCGGATTGTCTTCGTTATCTGATTTCCACCGAAGTTTATTCACTTGCGCCCAGTCTCTAAGCACAAAGTCTATTGATGACGGCATGGCATAGTCATTCGTTAAAAAGTTCGACCAATCAACCGCTTTGTCAACATTGTCTATCAGGTCTCTGTAGAGAACAAGCCTCAACTTACCGTTATAAATGATAGGGTAACCCCCAACGACATAGAACACACCTTTAAGGAAATCTATGGGTTTCATTTCCGGAAAATTCGGTTCAAAATATATAGGAGTAGCATTCTGTAAGTACTCCACCTCCTGTGTTTCTTTCTGATATGGGTGTCCTTCCTTGATGCACGGGATAACTTCAATATAACTCTCATAATTCGAAGGTTCTTGATCAGTCTTCTTACTCTTCAGGTAGATTTTCTGACCACTTTCATCCATACATGGAATTGTAGCATCACCTATATAGGCTCTCTCTGCTCCGTCAATCCAGACGCGACGGCCTTGTCGTATTTCTATTACGTCCTCCCATTTGTATTCACCTATATGGAGTCCCTCCCAGTCACCATTACCAGGATTGTCATTATCTGACACTTCCTCCCAATCTGTGAGATACTCAAACCTCACTTCATACCATTTCCCTTGCTCTATCCCCTGCAATATTGAAGAACTCGGAGTAGGTAGTTTAACACCAACCCATTCTCCACTTATGTATGTTGCAGAAAGCGCAAGAAGCTTCGAAGCGTCTTTATTTCCGATGCCATTTACTATTGTTAACTTTACATTCGAGAATATTTCCGCTTCGGTTTTGTCTATTCGAGCTGCATTGATAAAAACTCTCACATGGGTTTTTATCTTGTACTTCATATTTAAGAAGAAACCATACCATGCACGTATATGATTTGGTGCTTTAACTTGATGTATCCACCCTATGCGCATATTATAGAAAGTCGGATATTTATAAGATTCCAATTGTGTGTGTCCTCCGCTAAATTCCGTTGCCATTGGTTCGAACACCCATCTAAACTTATTCCGTTCTTGATAGAATTCACTATCATTCATGGTTGTAATGGGGCAATACAGAGTATCCAAAAGTTTCTCTACCTTTCGTTCTTTGGTCCCGTCTTTTCTTGTGTACTCCCTCGTAAAATCGTAATCAATATTGAATTTCTTAAATATTCTGTCCAAAAGATATGTGACTTTAAAACTTGGAAGATAATAAAGATATCCATAAAAGTCATCACCTACAACGCCATTAGAATATCGAAGGCACATAATATCATCACCATACTCACTACTAATCTGTGATTGTGGCCATTGCTCCCACATGACAAAATTTGGCAGAGTGTCTTTGTCGCTAAACAGTTCTGGCAACGTCTTGTCCTCATCTATTATATTCTGTATGGCTGATAGGGTTCCCCACGTAAGAACTATCTTGTAATAATCTTTATCAGTTCCTATTAGATAAGCGTTTGCCGGACCAAGAACATCAATACCATTGCAATAGTATCTCACACTCATTCGTCTTCCGAGAGATGATTTTATACCGTTTCCAAACACATAAGCGTTATGCTCCGCTGATTCAGGAGATTCGAATATTTGCCTGTTCGTTGCGGTCATAGGTAGCTTTATAGTGTATGAATGAGAACACTTCATTTTACTGATATTGGAAAGCATTACAGATTTCCATTCGAGAGAAATGTTCGTGTCACCAATATTTACCGACTTTCCGTCGATATAAAGCATTTCGAATTGTTTCATAACATCTGAGCGTTAGTGTTTGGTAGCAGAATCTTGAATTCAAAATCTTGCATTATAGTAACCTTGCGCTTACTGGTCGAAGTGTCAATAACTACTGGCTCCCAGCCAACGCCTGCATCCTTGTGATACAAGTCTATAACGGGGGAGGTAAGAATACTTTCCAGCATATTGAACTCAGCCTCATCGACATTCGGTGCACAGAGATTCAGTTTTGTCTCTGAAAAGAAATATTGTTGTCGTTTTATGGAACGGAAACTGTTTCCCTTCTTGTCGACATAATTCATTGTCAGCTCTTGCCCTCCGTCATCATTTTTAATCTCCTTAACACCCTTTTCAAACAACCAGTACTGAAGCCTCCCATGTCTGTCTATCCAGCGTAGGAATACGCCATCAGTAGCATTGTCTTCAACACAGGTTACTATTTGTGCACTTGCAGGGTGGAATGTATAATCGAAAGTATAATCCCAAGGAGTTAATGTAGCTACCGTTCCTGTAACTGGCTCTATCTCCTGAAATGAAGTGCCATCAAATATTGATACTTTCATTGGATAGTTCTTAAACCACCGAATGACTCTTTCACCATTAAATCGCTCTCCTGGCGCTATGTTACCCCAGATAGCAATTGATGTGAATGTAAAAGTGTGCGTGCCGTCAGACACGTCGACACTCACTTTCATTGAGCGCTTCTCTACGATATTATACACATCAAACATCAGTTGCAATGCACGTGAGATATTAATAATGGCAGTATGAGAGAAACACATTGTTTCTATGGGGAATGTCTTTTCTCCATTACTAACCGTAGTTACCAATGAAAGTGCAGGGCAATCCGTGACCTTTATATAGGTTGGATTAAATGCAAAGCATATCTCGTCAGGATAAGCAATATCACCCAAATCGTTAATTACTGTTCTCATTACTCTTGAATTTGTTATTGATAGTATCTATTTCCAGAGAAAGTTTCTCACCTACTCTGTCACCAATGTTACCAAGTGTCTCCTGTAGAGCTTTACTGTAAATGTCTTTCGTGACCCCTTTTCTGTGCAGAACAGTCCCTTTCTTCATGATGGTATGAGCAATTGCACCAGCAAGACTCTGTAACTTCATTTCTGAACTTAGCTTAGTACCACTTTTGGGTGTGTAGTCTGAATAGTTGATGCCCTTAGCCTCTATCCAATTCTTAATTATTTCTACAAAGTTACGAGGTACTGCTCCAGGTTTTCGCCCCCTCTGCAAGTTAAGAAAAACAGAACTTCCAAAGAGTATACCTCCAAAATCACTCGTTTGTACAGTCAGCGATTTCATTGTGCGCCCAGAAGCATTTATCCTTTCCTCGATCATCCTGCTTTGGATATTCCTCTTCAGGAGTTCCATTTCTTGCTGTAAAATACCCTTTATAGTTTCCATTATCTACGAGGGTTAGTTACACACAAAGATTGACCTGCTGTTTCTTTCAGCGTCGGCTCAATGATAATTCCCGAATTGATACTATCTGTGGTATCGATAGGCACCTGATACTTTACGTTCCCCTGTATCGTTTCGAAATACCCAGACTTGTTCAAGGCATCTATGAAACGAAGAGAGAGCCTTTTCATTCTCTCAACAACACAATCCTCTGCTACGGCATCATCGTCATGCACTGTCTTGTCAAGAAATGCTATCGCACAATCAGGCATATCCCTTGCCTTACCATTGCGTATATCAAAAAAACCACTGGCAGGCTGAATGAATATTATACATGGAGTCGGAACCTTATCAAGGTCTACATTAGCCTTAGTCCAGTCATTATAGATGTAGTTTACACCCCCTATGGTCTTTGCTACAGCACGAACTTTTCCTTCAACAGTTCCAAGCTGGTCTTCGTTGTCTTTTACGACAGACTCTGTTACCACATTCGTTTTTTCTTTATTAGCTCTCATTATCTGTTAGATTTACGTTTATAAACTTCGCGAAGCCTACGGTCATATTCCCTCAGCTCGTTATCATTTTTCATACACTTGTAGATTCTTATCCAAGGTACATTGCGAACCTCATTCTGATCCGTAATCCTCATCCTTCTTGCATACCAGTCAAGGATTCCGAATGAACCGAACTTTAACCTGTCCACTCCAGCCTGCTTTTCCTCACTGTCAAAATGCGGTTTTATTGCTTCGAATAGTTTATTGATACGTTCCACTTCCTTATTGCAGAAGTAAACAAACCATAACACTCTTTCGGCACTTTCTTTCATGATGTCTTCCTCGCTGACGCCAAGAATAACCTTACAGCAGTTCACAATAGCGAGTAACCCTGCAGAGTTGTCATGCAAATCATCGAGCTGCCCATAGGAAATCATATTTAGATTCTTAGGAGTTTCCTTTCCGCAGACAGAAACAGGGCGAGGCAGATTCTTTATAGCAGAATACTGCTCCTCCCTTTCTTCTTCGCCTGCACAGGAAAAGATAAGTGCATATCGATAAAATGGAAGGTAAAGCTGTCGCTTTCTCCGTAACCGTGATATTTTGATGTATATTGCCTTAAATAATCCCATACTACTTAATTATTTGAATAAACCGTAACATTTGATTTAATGCCTTGTCCCTGTGTTTTGACTCTACGGAAGTACATCGCCATGATTAGAGCGTCTAAATAGTCAGGAGAATGACCCAGAATAATCTTCATCACTTCCTTCTTGATAATGCCAAGTCTACCAGTATCACGGTCTATGTAAGCTTGTTTCAAAGCTCCAAGTTCGTCCATAATATTCACCCTCTGATCGGGAGTACATATAATCCTTATTGCACGCTTATTGATAAGCTCCGCAAGTTTAAACGCACACTCACTCTTCAGACAATCATAACGTGGGTCCATAGGAGGCGAACCACCATGAAATTCTTTGATACCCTCAAGATAAGATTCCAAAAAAGAACCCATACCATCAGCATCAACAATGGTAAGAGAGCGTGGAATAGAATCACGTATCATGAGATTTTTCAATTGCGTTTCTACTTCCTTTCCTGGAGAATATGTCATGTCTACAGGGATTCTAAAAACATTACCAATCGAAGAAGTACACACAAAACGGTCGTGCCCTTTCCCTGCAATATCGGCAGAACAACTATGTGCACCCACTTCTGGTACATGCTCGTTGTGAAATAAGTCGCTTATAGCATCGAAATCGCACAGTGTTGCAGGGTCATCATCGTATTCAAAATTTCCAAAATATAGGCGCTGTACCGTGACGGGGTCGGCTTGCAGGAGGTTATCAAGATAAGCCTTCTCTAAATGTGGATTATCCGTAGGAAGTGATTTTATGAATTTCCTCGTCTTACGGATTGTTCCCTCCTTATCGGGCTTTACAAATTCATTGTATATCCAATTTCGCTTAGGATTACAAGTATACAAAGACTTTGGAATTGTATGCCACACTGTCCCGTCAGGATTCTTTCCCCTAAGAAGAGAAAATCGACCACGAAGGACAGATACAGCCTTTTCACAAATTTGCTGAGCCTCATCAAGAAAAGCATCTGTGATTTCAAGAGAGCCAATACGATCAAACTCTGGGTCTGATGGTTTCAACTTGAGGTCGAAAAAAAAGATTTGACTACCATTTGCGAAGTTGGCAATCATATCAGTTTTGTTATAGGTAACATAATCACGAAGTCCCAGCATCTTGAGAACCTTAAAAAAGGTAACAAGCGTCGTAGTCTTTAATCGCACAGATTCTTCACGAGCTATCAGTCCTACACTGCCAGCCATCGACACCCTTCTAAGAATCTGCCAAAGACAGCCGAGAAAACTTTTTCCACCACGTGCGCCACCTCCGAACATCACCTCGTTCGTGGTGGTGTCGTCCGCAGACAAGTACTTCATTGCGAGTGCTTGTTTTCTGAAAAGCTTTACCGTTACTGAATCTTGTGCCATTAAAAATATACTAAAAAGCCGAGCTTCGCGCATGCGCGCACGAGAGAAAACTATACGCTTAGCGTGGTACTGAACAGATACTATGTCAAAATCGTAAATTTGTTCGTGCCCCCGCTACTTATTCTTCTTCCGTTGTATTTCTTTTTATCCGCTGAAAAGCAAACCCCTCCTTAGGAATGAGCGTCAAGTCCAATATCTCCAGTAACTTTTCTACATGCTCTATGTTTAATCCTCTCTTTCCAGTAAGGTAAGAAGATAAGCTGTGCATGTTAACCTCAGCGCTTGCAGCAATTTTGTTCAACGGCTGTTCCAACTCATTGATTCTCAATCTAATCTTCTGCCTCATCAATGTGTATTTTGCCTCTGGATCAACATTTGCCACTTCCACTTTAGTAGAATCTGACTTTGCTGGTCTGTAGTCCTTAGGACGAACTGTGAGCCCCAAATACATCATTAGCTTTTCTACATCATCAATAGGACAGCCACGCTTTCCTGTTAGGAATGTCGAAAAGTTCTGCTGAACCAGTCCGAGGTCTTCACATATTACTTTCTTTGAGATGCCCAGTTCTTTTATTCGAAGGGCAATCTTTTCTCTAATTGGTGTCATGTCTTTATTTTGTTTTATTTTCTTGTTTAATATCGAAATGTCGTAAGAGAATATCTACTTCGTTGTCAATAATGGCGTCGTCTCTTGCTCCTATTACTTGCTTTGAAACTTCCCTCTCCTGTTCTATGATTTCGTTGATATCCTCGTCAATAGTGTTTCTTCCTATGAGGTAATAGCAGTTCACAGCATTCTTCTGTCCATTGCGGTGAGCTCTTGCTTCTGATTGTTCACAGTCAGAACACGTCCATGGGAGTTCAAGGAAGAGTTCGTGAGAGGCGGCGGTGAGCGTTACGCCACATCCTCCACTTCTGTAGTTTACAACAATGAGCCGACAGGAGGGGTTATTCTGAAAAGAGTCTATGGCGCTCTGTTTCTCTTTAGCAGAGTCAGACCCTGTTACAGTAACAAGAGATGGGAAATGCTTCCTTAGTTCCGTAACAACTTCTTTGTGGAATACAAATACTATGAGTTTTTGCCCTCCGTCTATAATGTCATGAATAAACGGGATAGCTACTCTCATCTTACCAATAGCAGAGAGGCGACGGAGATAAGATATTCTTACCATCATTTCGCCTCGCATAGACTTCTTGATTTTCTTGTTCGATAACCTTGCGTACTCTTTGAGGAAGCGCACTAAATTCTCTTCAGCAAGAGTGTATTCCTTGCGATTTGATATATCAACTGGAATATATTGCCTCATCTTTTCTGGTAGGTCTTTCAATACAAGCGACTTATCACGTCTAAAGAAACACGTATTCCATAGCTTAACGTTCAATTCAGCGTTATTACTTGACCCAGAAGCGCCTTGGCAGTAGCGTCTGCGAAATTTAGCAACGCCACCAAAATCGTTCATTCTACGCATTATCTTTAACTGCTGAATAAGGTCTGCATTACCGAGAACAACTGGTGTTCCGCTGAGCATGAAGATGTATTCCGGGGTTTGGCAAATCTTTTCCAAATACTTTGCATACTGGCAATCAGGAGATTTTGTGTGATGGCACTCATCTATAATTACCGTATTGAACATTCTTACATGAGGTTCAACAATAATATTCTTCATCGTATGGGAATTATTGACCACACGCGATATGAAATACTTCTTGATGCTCTCATAGTTCACAATAACAACGGAATAACTACCTGCTTCAACATAACGCCACCAATCGTGTCTATGTTCGTCATCTATGACAAGACAGTTTCTCTTCGTCCATTTCTCAAATTCCCTCTTCCACGTTTCTTTCATTGCCAGTGGGCAGGCAACCAGTACTGGATATGATTTTGCCAGCCAGCAGGAACCTACAGCCTGAAGAGTCTTTCCAAGTCCCATATCATCGCAAAAGAATGTACGCTTCTTCTCTAAAGCATAGCGCATTCCCTTAATCTGATAATCGTAGGGTTTGAAAGGAATACCATCGGGAATGTCCATAAGTGGCATCCTGTCTGCAAAGCTATGGTGAATACCATCGCCACCCTCCATCTCTATTACTTCTGATGCCAAATATCTCTTTACACAGAAAGAACCGAAATCTCTGACAAACGACAGGAGTTGCTTATCGCATACCCATAAGCCTTCTTTTTCGGAAAACACCATTCCTGGTATCTTACGAATATAGAGAGAAAGCAAAGGAGTCATCTCCATGCTCACACAGATATCTTCAGTTCTTTTGATAATATATATCGGCAACATTATTCGTTTCTTTCTGGTTCGTCCACTTTGAACTCTTGTGGAGTCTCCAAGTCATCGGTAATGAGATTAATAACTTTAGGAAATAAGGGTTGACCATCACCTGTTAGTTCCTTTCGTTCGGTAAACCCTTCGTTCTTGCCAAGAGTTGAAAGGATATATCGCACCATCTGACCATCAGGTCGTTCTATCCATCCAAGAAGTTGTCCGTTAGCTCCAATCTTAGGAATTCCTACGGTAAGCGCACGAGCAGCATCAAGAGCTTGATCGAAAAGGCGCATTTTACAGTCGTTGACAACCTCCTTGAAATCGGGATCCTCTTTACACCAGTTATAAACTGTTTGTCTTGTTACACCAAAGGCATCGGCTATTCGTGAATAGTTTCCGTGACAAGCCTCAGCCGCTTCTCTGAATTTCTTTAGTTCTGGCAACATATTTTTAACCAAAAAGATTGCCTTGAACAGGTGGCTTGCGTGTACCAGGATTGCGAGCTATCATGTTGGCAAACCACCAGTTCCGGCACGTATTAAAATACTTGTTACGAGACTGTGGGAGGCTCCAATCTATGAAACGTTCACTGATTTCCATTCTCCTTGCATTGATAATACGACAGCGTATAAATTCATTGTCTACTTCCAAGACTTCTCCACAGCTATATCTGAACGCAAGATGCAGGTTTTTTCTCCAGTCGAAGTTAAGATCAACACCACACAAGTAATAGTACGGTGCATCTTTCAACTCGAGATTCCAAACCTTTTTCATAAATGGATAAACTCTCCTGTCATTACTACCAAGGAGAGACTTCATACAGTGCTGGCTTAGGTCTACACCACTTACATAGCGCAACCAAAGAATCTTATAAATACCTTTAAATTCTACGAATTCAATTTTTACCATTTTTAGTTTCTTTTTCGTTGATTAGTTATAATCTTATTTGCACCTACAAAGATACAAAAAAATTATCATTTTTGCAACATTTTAGCCATCTGTTTTAATCATATTTGCAACCTCTCAAAGCCTACGTTTACTTGATGTTTCCGTTCTCGTCTTCAAAGCCGAAAGCCCTGAGTGCATCATGCTGTCTTCCATACCTCTGTTTATTCGGAAGCTGCATGTTAAACTCATATTGTAAAGCTTTGATATACATCTCGCGAGGCAGCTCTTTTATCTTCTCACATCCAAATCCGAAATAACCGGACTTTTTGTATGACATGAACGGCTTTAAGCCGAAACGCTCTGGAAGAGCCTGTAGCTGTTCCTCGGTGAGATACTTCTGAAAAAACCACTGTCCCTGTGAGATTACAGCCGTCAATCCCTTGTCATCGAGGAACATAACACTCATTGCATCATCTGTGGTGTTTCGCTTCGCATTCATTGTCTTCTCTGCTACCTCTCGCATACGACCACTGAAGAACACCTTACCTCCCATTTCACAGAACAGATTGAGACAGGCAAGAACACCATCTTCTCCCTCTTGACATGTTACAGAGTTGATGACTGCATCACAAATAACATACTGGAACTTACCCTTCTTCTTAACATAATCAAGAAACTTATCTATCATATCATGTCCCTTCTGAATAGATATTCCTACACGATTATGATTAAAGAATTCAAGCCCTATAGCATTGTAGTAATTATGCTGAATACGCACCTTATCAATACACATTGCTTTTCCGCAACCAAAGTCAAGAATCTTGGTATTCTTAGGCTCCTTCAGCAAGTACTTCACAACCTCACGATAAAGAATGGACCAGTCTATATCCTGATGACGAGGAGGTTGTGCTAAACCTTGTACGAATTCTGGTCGCTCCAGGTTGTCATAGCAGAAAACTCCGTAGTCCTTCTTGAAATAATAGTCGAACACCTTACGCTTGCCAGCTTCAAGAACATAGCAGTGAACTGGTATGTCAAGCTTTTGACAGGCATAAATATAGTTGTTGCCAAATACGACCTCCCCTCCGCAGACAATGGCACATAGAGCGTCACCATATCGTAGAATCAAGCGACACATATCCTTTACAATAGACGGCTGATTGGCAGAATGAACATCAAACTTGTCATTGGCAACGCCCGTATAGAATTTACCTTCTTCAAGTGTGTTATCGAGGCAGTGCCCCAATTCGTCCGGCTCAAATTCAACTCCATTGTGGATAAGGTTAAATGACATCTCATCTTGCATTTTCACCCCATGAACAAAGAAGCATGGAGCCTCATCAATACCAACCTTATTAGCAGCTTTCGTCCGCTGGTGTCCAGCAACAATCGTCATATTATCCTTATTCACGATGATCGGGAGGATAAAACCCAATGTCTTGAGACTACCCTGCAACTCAACGAAAGCCTCATCGCTTAGCTTACGTGGGTTATAGTCCGCGGGGTGAATGTCCTTAAATTTAACGTACTCCATATTTGTTCAATTATTGATTTTCATTACCAAGATTATTTCTCGTCATAAGTTCTTTGATAAACCCAAAGTCTACACCGGCGCCATCGACATACTCCTCGTACAGTGCACGCAAAAGGTCATATTCCTCACGTGTTACAGGAACATTATACTTGCCGAAAGAGAGCATATCGATCTTACGTGGCTTACTGCCCTTTGTGAAAGCTATAGCAGTTGGGTCGTCGTCTGGATTGTAGAAAATAGCCTCGTCAAAACCCATTCCGACCAGTGCTACCTCGTCATAAATATTCTCGAGCATATCGTAATTATACTCGCCATACTCTTTGTTATCTTTCACTATAAGCTCTTTCTTCTGCTCTTCGCTAAGATTTTCCTCAAAATCAATGGGGATAATGGGGTTTTCACACCACTTTGTCCAGAATGAGATAATCTCTTCTTTTTCATGCTCTGACATAGCAGCGTATTCCTCATTCTCCTGCAATACTACTTTCCAAGAGAAAGGCTCCTTGCCCAATATCTCTTCCTGCAAGATTCTTGTTCGCTGATTACCACACAAAACAACATATTCCTCGTCTGTTGTTATCAATTTGGCTTCAAACAGCATCTTCGGAAACAACATAACGCTGCACTGTAGCTTCTTTCTCGCATCCGGTGTTATCTTACGCGGATTGATAGGGTTAATATTTAATTGCCCAATGTTAATCTTCTTGATCATCGTCCTCTTGCTTTACTTTTTTAGATTTCTTTTTAGCCTTTCTCTCTGCTTCCTCTGCTTTCGCAGCCTCTTCTGCTGCCTTAGCTGCCGCTCTTGCCTCTATTACAGAACCATCGGGGTCAAGAATATGCATGAGGAAACCGTCAAGAGAACCCTCATGTTCGTCTCTAAACTTTTCTGCCTCACGAGACAGCATATCAAATTCATTGTCTGTTATGTAGAATTCCACGTAACCACACTTGAATTTCTTCAGCGTATTTTTGTTCTGTTCTAACCCCTGGTCGTTAATCTTATCACCGTAATCGTAAAGGTCCCAAGAAACAGTGCCGAAGAAATCACTAATCAAGTCACGGTCAAAGTGCTTTCTCAGTATCTCTGGGTCATCCTCGCCAGCATGAAGATTATCTTTGACAAGAAGCTCTTTCTTGTCCTCGTCAGACCAGTCGTCCAGAGTTCTACAGGGAACAAGAGGATTTTCCTGCCATTTAAGCCAATGTTCAATCAACTTGCTTTGTTGATCCTGTGTCATATCACGAAAAATTGTCTGCTGAGAAAGGAAATCCTCTACAGTATCAGCATCCATCGTCATGATGTTTCTAAAACTTGCACAACGTGCATTTCCACTCCAAATAACAAAGTCGGAGTCAACACAAATTGGATGCACTTCATGCATCCAAGGAGACAGGAGTATACTCTGTGTGAGTTTATCCTGCATAAAGTCAGTGATTGTTCGTGGGTTTTGTGGATTTACCACAAGATCTCTGACATCTAAAAGTTTATCCATATTGAATTATTTAAATTATCTGCGTACAAATATAATCATTTATAATCAAATATTGCATAATTGATTATATAAAACGTATTTTTCAATCATCAAAAAGTTAATAAACAGGCTAATTAATATCAACAAGTAGCGAAATGTTAAGTTAGTCTTTGAAAATTAGATTATTTTGGTTATCTTTGCAACTAAGATTAATACAATTCCTTTTAGTTTCGCCTTTCGCGTTTACGAGAGGTTACTTTTTGGATTGGTTAATTCTTATTTGCATTTAAGGCAGGGTGACTGTGAAGTTACCCTGTCTTTATTTTATAAACATATATTAGCGTCGTTTGCGCTTGGCAACACACAGGGCTCTCTCATTAAAGATTTCCATTTTAATAACCTCCCATCCTTCATTTCCGAGTTCATTTAGCCCAAGTTCTAATTCTGAAGAAGATGATTCTAAATGGATATCACAGGGTGCATACAGTTGGCACACCTTATACTCAAAACACTCCTCAATCATAATCTGTACATGTCAAGCGTTCACTCCTTTTTGTCGCATTTCAATTTTACAATGCTGAATATCAGTGCACGTAATACACTCTGGAAATGTCATACACTTCCCCCTAAGAAGTTCATTACCACTTCTTTTACTTTCTTTTTGTTCCATATTTCAATTATTAAATTATATTCCAGAAGGTTCTCTTCGCTTACACTTAATCCATTCGCCAGAACGATCATCGATATTTTCTATACCACCTTCCTCATTTGTTATTTTGCTATAAAAACTACTGACAAAATAATCTGAAAGACTTGACGCAGCAAGTCTACATGTATCATCAGTAGAACCTACTTCCTTCAAATGATGAATAGCTATCGCTAAATTTTTAAAATCATTTTCGTTCATAACTATAGTTTCTTTCCTAAAATCTCTTTTTTTCATATCTACCTTACCTTGACAATATGAATCATATTGTAATGCTCCTATTGCTAAAGAGAGCAATATAATACCAACTACAATCCAAGGTCTTTCCACATAGACATACGGCGATTTAAAGCTGATTGTAACATGCCCACCAAAAAAGATAAATAGCAGGAGTACTATTATACTAAATATAATTTTCATAACTTCCATTTTTATTATAAGTTCTTTGTAAAAATGATTTATAGAATGTTAATCATACTTTTGGTATCCTTAACGTTCTAATACTATTCTCTGCCCCACTTTCGTTTGCATATAGGTCAAGCTATCTACTTCTACATCGTATACATTATAACGATTAGCTACAAATAAAGTAAATTTGGCTGGTACAAGAACAGGGGTATGCCTATGAGGTACAATAATTGGACGTGTCACAATGTGCGGTACTACTGAGGCTTCTACAATTCTTACATCTTGATCATCGTCCATGTGTCGAGGAACATATTCTTTAGCAACAACAAATCCCTTAATCATCGAAGGCTGACAAGATATTAGAACTCCTATTAGAAAAAAGTATATAATTCGCTTCATATCATAAATATTTATCTATTATTCCAACTTCAAACTTTCCGGTCTAACGGGATACCAATAACTCTCTTTATCAAGGTAGATACAATTGCCATACTTCCATAATTCATTTTTACACCCAATAGCAGTGATTGTTAGATTATGAAATACCACTCCAAAATCATTAGTGTAAGAAACTTTATCTCCTATCTTGAAATCTATTTCTGCGTTAGGACTAATTTCCGAAAGTCGCTCTACAAAGGCATTATTTTTTCTGCCATTTCGCAACCATGCATTCATCTCGTTTTTCATTTACTATTCTATTTTTAATTCTTTGAAAATTCCAACTTTTGATGTTGTTCCATGCAATAAGCAACTGAAATGCTCACATAAAATGCTGGTCCCACATATATCGTCTTTATCCAAATCGCATTTATCACAATCGACTGATTTATCTGTTTCGATGAAAATATACTGCTTATCATTAATTACTATCCCATTCATATTACTTTCGTTTTTATTCTTCAATAAACCAACCCTAATATAGCAAAGTAGACCTCCGCTTGGGTTCAGTCATTTCAAACTTTATAGTTTCTCCACAACACAAACATTGTACCTCGTGTGCTACTTGAAAATGCCGTTTATTATCAACGCTGCTGCAACTCCCCAGCCACTGAATGCTATTGTGTATGCAATCCATCTTGCCATAGAAAACCTCTCCAATGCTTCAGCATAGCTATTTTTGAATTTAATTGCATCACCAAAATGATTCTCAAAGGCTTTCGTGCAGGCATCAAACAATATCCTTTCTATTTTCCTACGCCCTTTCTCTGTGATGATGGCCTTAAATCCGTCATTCTTATACAAGCCGTTCTCACATGAGAAAACATCAGTGTAGTAAACAGTGTCTCCGTTGTATTTATCTTTAAGTCCTACTCTAATATCAACTCGAAAGACACCTCGTTCTTGGTAATATTTCTCTGCTAAATCACGTATTTTCGTATCGTTCAATTCGGCTTTCTTTTGAAGTCGATCATACTCATTCTCGCTTAATTGCACTATTCTATTTTCCATACTAAATTTCTTTTAATCTAAACAAATCTGCCTGTGTTATACCCTCGAACCAATTAGACACCATCGGGTCGTGCTTGTAGAAGTTTTCATATTGCTCCTTAGATATTACCCACTGACTTTCGTCATATTGAAAAGCCCAGTCTGTTCCAAACTTCTCTACCATCTTATCACGTGCTTCTTCGTAAGTCTCGGCTTCTTCAACGTGATAACAGTTGTGATGTTGAACGTCCCGAAAAGGGAATGTAAAATAATATCGTTCCATAATTATCTTCTTTTAGGTTTATTCTTTCGCTTTCTATTCCTTTTGTTGGCGTATGGCGTTGACCCACTACGACTCTTTTTAGGCGCACATACAACTCTGTGCAGATACTCGTCTGCAACATTCGGTCGAATGATAAATGGGATATAGTCAGTAATTTGTTCCATAGTCAATATATTCGCTTAATAATTCTCCGTACTTAGTAGAGAATGAAGTTTCATAGTCTTTCATATATGGTTGATACACATCTATTCGACCTAAAACTTGTGTGTGTACATATCGCAACCACTTTGTTTTAAGAGGTACATAATTTCTGTATTCTTTGCAAGCTTTTTTAATCTTGCGTGGAATTAGTTTACTCATAACTTTATCTCGTTTCGTTCTAATAATTTTCTGAATATTTGCTCTTTTTCTATATACTTATAAGAGAATTTCTTTCTCATTTCTTTCTTGCTTTTACCGACTACCATTTGGCAACCATTTACCCCTATAAAGCAAAAGTTTCTGTGGTGCCTTCTGTTTTCTTTTAAGGCAAGTCTGATTTCCAAATCGCAATACCTGTAACTATCATTTTGTACACCCCAATATCCTTTACTTATAATAAAATGACCGAGTGCATTTGCCTCTTCTTCTGAATTACATAGCGTATAAATTCGTTTCATATCAATATCTGAATTTTGTAAAGTGAATAATTGCCATTGGCTCTGATAGGTTGTAACCTCCGAACCAATCTACCCAATCATTAAGCGAAAGCCCGTCGTTTTTGGCGAGTGAAACCATAGAAGTCCATTCACTACCTAAGTACGGGAAACGGAGTCTGCAATCTGTGAACTCAAGCCTTTGCAACCCAACACCGTTTTCAGCTGTTAGCGTTGCAATTTCCACCTGTTTGCTCCTGTAAGGCTTACCTGTCCACTGCCGAATAGACAATATGGCACGCCCCTCCTGCACCTCTTTGATTCGTTTCTCCCATAGAGGGTAATTCGCTCTGATAGTGTGTATCTTCGCCATGGACGGAGTATCGTAATCTGTAAGCCCCTGTCCATGTATGAACTTCTCTTTGAAATGTGTCTCTTCTCCTGCTCGTTTGTGATTAGCAAGGAAATGTCTTGATAGTGTGATTACGTATGTTTTCATAATTCAAAATTATCTTTACTTAGAAACCTACTGCATTAAACCAATTCATAAGTTTGCCATTGCTTTTTAACCGATACTTCCATCTACCTGTAATGAAAAAGTGTATGGGGCTTGTTATCAACATAATTATAAATGTAATGAAAGCAAAAGGCATAGATAATCTAATAAGCAGAGGCACAGGTTTCTCTTCGGTAGTGTAAAATTCAATACCAAGTTTTCTAAACCTATCTACCATTTCTTCATTACTTACATTTTTAAGTTCAGGAAATGTTTCCTCAAACTCAGGAATATAGTGCATATACCCATTTGAACATACTCGCCTTAATTCTGTAAACATAATTTTTGAACTCATAACCCCAATGCTTGTTTAATTTGTTTCTTATAGTGTTCGTTAGCTGCCTGCTTGGCATCTGAAACTGAGATATAACAACTGATAAAATAGCCATTACAGAATAAATTAAATTTGTTATAAACAAATTCTATCCTGTAAAACCAATTAAAAACTGTTACGGCAAGGTATGGTCCATCTTTGTAAACTCTTTTCCATTTCAATTCTGGCAAACTCTCAGTCACACTCTCACGCCCTGCGTTAAAAGCTGCCTTGATGTCGTTTCCTTGAAACAAAGGCATATTAGGAAATTTGCCATCTTTGAAGTATAGTGCAGAACCTGATACTTTATCGAGGTATTTCTTTGCTGAATTATTTTGTTTCATTCATCATTTCTTTTAATTGACTTTCAAGCCTGTTATATATTTCTAAACTTCTATCAAGTTCTTTTTTTATCTTTCCCATAGCCTCATATTCTTCTTTCTGCCCAAGCAAGTGAAGCTGTAGCCTTAAATGTTCGATATGAATACCAATAGCATTGAGATTACACCTTGTTATTGCTTCATTCAGCTCTCCGAAGGACTCATACATAGCTAATGACCTAAGATCCATTCTTTTTAACCACCTGGATAGGGCGAAACAGATTATAGCCACTGCAGAGCAGTTTATTGCAAGTATTAAACCATTGATAAATATCTTTAATTCGTCCATAAACTTATATTTTATACGTGTGGGATAAATTTATCTGAACGCAAGAGTATAACCAACTTAAAAACACTATCGAAAAGATTCTTTTCCTTACATTCATAATTATAAGTTTGGCTTCCCTTTGTTATACAAAAATCTACAGAACCGCCTTTGTACCTTGAGATAAACAATGTTCCTGATGAAGGTATTAATTGTAATAGCGCCCCAAGTGTCCATGCTGGATAATCCACCTGTTCCTTATCTTCTTCGTCACAGACTTCAGGAAAAGGAAATCCAAGTGGCCAATACATGTCTGAGGTTTTTCTTTCTATTCCGAGTTTTAGTAATTATCTCCCTTGTTCCTTTGTCGTACATATTTTCTCCATAATAAATCAAATAATATACTTTAATATAAGTGGCGCTCCGAGACAGCGCCACTTTTAAGTTAAAAAGATTAAAGATTAAATGCTGTGCAAGGACGTACA